GCCACCGCTACATCACCACCCAGCGGGTGACTGGTGAAGCCATAGTTCTGCATGTGTTCAAGGCCATCGCGGAGCTCGTCCTTCAGCAGCTCCACCTGTACCTGCTGTCGAGGGCCGCTGTCGCTCACACCACGCAACACGCCGCGGCCAAACATCATCATGACCCGGTTACCCATGTCTCGGAGCGCTTCATTCATTTCGGCGGTTCCTCTTCTCCAATGGCCTCAGCCCAAATGTTTCGGCCACCCTTTTTCCCGGCCTTCCCTTTCTTGTCTTTCTTCCTGTCCGGCGGCTCAGGGTCGAAGGCTTGGGGGCTGACGATTTCAAGCTTGGCGGTAGTTCCGCCTTCGCCTCGCTCATAGGTCACCTGGCGGATGAGCATCCAGCCATCCATGCGGAGCCAAGTCGACCGCACATAAACCAACAGGCCCGGCTCCCACAAAGGACCGCCGGGACTTTGCCGCCACCCCTGAACTTCAATACTCGCCGTGGCAGACTTGCCGATGCGGCTATTGGCCTCCCACGTTGCGCGGTCCTGCAGGCTTGAGGAGGTTCCGCCAGTCTCGGCAACCAGCAACATCGGCCGATATCGACTGATGCCACTATCAGTTACGCCGCCTGATATATGAGCCTCGGTTTCGCCGGTACTGTCTGGGCTGTAGCTGGCCTGACCTTTAACCAGGTAGCTGCTGAACCGTTGGCTGTGATCGATGGTCCCGCTGGCGTTCTTGATGTTTTCGCCCTGAACCAGAGAAGCCTGGGCGCGGCGCACACCGGCACGAGTGATGAGCAGTCCGCCGGCGCCGTCTGGCATCAACAACGCTTTGCGCTGTCTGGCGTATCGCTCGATCGCCTTGAAAGCCGTCTCACCCTGCTGCAGCTTGCACACCGGGAAAGGCTCCCCTACGTCAATCTCCGCTGTGACGGTCACCCCAAACGGCGCTGCGAGGATCTTCGCGAAGGTGAGCAGGTTGATGTTTTTCCACTCGTCAGGTGTGTGCACTGCGCTGCAATCAACCAGGTCCGCAACCTTGTCTCGCCCTTGAATGTTGATGGTGTGGTCGGTGGCGCTGTAGGACGGTTTGAAAATATCGACGTAGCCAATCACCATCGGAAAGCCAGCCAGCCGAACTTCGCAGGCGTCACCAGGGAGAATTGGCCAGGGCTCTATCTGGGCTGGCGAGCTATCGCCGGCCTCCCATCGCTCCGTGAGTGAGGAGGTGAAAGCGGTTGTCGCGGCATCGATCGCCCGGGTAACCCCGAGGGAAGTCCAGCCCGAGTAGTTCATTCCGTTAACCAGCAGTTCGAGGTCATCCATCAGCAAGCACCTCGAGCTGATTGCCCCCAATCAAAAAGCCGGGGTGTCGTGGACCATTACGAGTAGCGATTTCATCGGCCCGGCCGGCGTCCCCGTAAATCTGATAAGCCACCAGCAAAGAAGGCAGCGTCTCTTTCGGCACGTACTGGACGATCCGAGCGAGGTCTTGTTCAGGATTCGGCACCGCCTGCACGACGCTGGTTCGTAAATCTGAAAGCGTCACGTAAACCTCATCGTCCGGAGTGGCTTCGCTTTCAGCATCAATACGGTCGACGAGTTCTTCGCGGACCTTGATCGCAGCCTGATAGCTGTCGTAAACCGTAGGCGTCAGCGTGGTTCGCACGTTCGAAGTTTGAGCAGCCGATTGCACAGCGGTAGCAGTCCTTCCCTGAACGAATGGAATCGGCGTTGATACCGTGGTCTGCGTTACAACCGCGGCCTTCGCGGCTTCGGCAATTGCGACTTGGCGGACCAGCGCGTTTAGAGCAACCGTATTCGTGGCCTGCTGTCGACGGCTCGGCGTTGAGGTACTGCCTGAGTAGCTGGACGGCGACCGGTCAAAGAGGCTGGTCAACATGCTCAACGCATTGCTACCGAAAGCCGAGCGGACCGAGCCAAACAAACCGGTGATTCTGCTGACCATACTCAATGGTTGCTGGACCAGGTTATAAGCATCAGCCGCAAGACCTTTCGCTTGCTGGTAGAAGTCGGACGCGGCCTGCAAGTCTCCGGCAAAGCTCAAGCCTGGGGCGGACATGAATTCGCCGAGCTCAGAAAGCCCGGTTGCCGCCGAATCGGCGACATAAGCAGGAAAGCCAGTGGTCAGGAAATCGGAGACAAAACTTTTCTCAGCAGCAGCGGTGACGGCATTGCCCTTCGCGCTGATGGCGTTGACCGTGTCGACCTTGGCAGATGGGTAGGAAGCCTCCCCCGCTTCAAGGAAGGTCAGCTTCACCATGCACATGCCGCCGTCGGAAGTGCTTTCGCTTATCCCAAGGCCTCGACATTCAACCGTCATCTCGCCGCGGTACGGGTGGACGAGAACGCCGGGCCCTGCGGTTTCGCAAGCCTTCTCCAGTTCGTCACGCTGGGTCTGGTAATCCGCCCCTAACAGATAGCCGGAAACGGAGAATTCACGGGCCTTGCGGCCGAGGTCTTCAGTGTAAGGAGCGTCGCGCTGGGCATGCTCGTGCACCGCTTGGCGCCGACCATGCGTACTGTCCGCGGACTCTACAAAAAAAGGAACGCCGCGAAAGCTCGCGGCGCGGTAGTTGTCTCTCCAGCCCATGGGTGGCTCCGATTAATTCGCCATTGAGTAGCCCAGGTTCGTATCGAACTGCGCTCCCTGGCTGCCCTCGGTTTTGACCTTCGTGCCCGGGGGCATGTTTGCGAAATCCACCTTCACCCGAACGTCTGTGGGCGGCGCAGATACGATCTTCGCCGTGTCGTTGCCAACCTGCGCTGCTCGGCGCCCAATATCAGAGAGTTCCTTTTCCGATCCGGGCGCAGCAGCGCTGCCTTCAGGCGCCTGATTGCGGATGACTGGATTATCGATGGCCTTTCCAGTAGATCTTTCGGTGGATTGCTCCGAATCTTGGGTATTACCTCCGCCCCCATCACCACCTGCGGGCTGCTCTTCAGTCGAAACTTCGATCCCGAGCATTTTTGCGGCCCAGTCTGGAATTGCGCTTTTCATTGCGCTCACTGCGTCTTTTACTTTGGTCCCAAGAATTGCGCCGAGGTCCCAGCCCGTCAGGTATTTCACCAATCCCATGAAAGCTTCCGTCATTAGCGTGACAGGGTTGTATTCCTTCCAGAGCTTCCAGATGCCGTTGATAATCCCGTCGCTGAACGCGGCCTTCACGCCAGCCCATTTCTCTTCGAAGAAGGCAACGATCTTGTCCCAGTTCTGGTAGACGATGTACGCAGCGGCTGCGATCAGGGCGATTGCCGCAAGGAACCAACCGACAGGCGTTGTCGCGATCGCAATGCCGAGACCTTTAAAAGCCATCCCGAGATTGAAGATGCTTACAACTAGTCCGCCGCCGATGTACGCGCCCACAGCAGCCAGAATCACGTTGGCACCACCGAAGGTATCGGCAAGCCAACCAACTGCGCTGATCACCGGTTGAATGCCGTCGTACAGATCCCCCAGGAAGCCAACGATCCGTTCGATGTTGCCTGGCAGGTCCTTGGCGAAGGCCGTTGCGAAAGCCTCAATCTGAGGTCGGTATTTGACGATCGACTCAGTGAGCCAGGTAGACATCTTGCTGAGTTCTGGCACAAGTGCGGTGCCGATGATATTGCCCACGCCACCGACGGCAGCTTTGAGCGTGTCGAGAATGTCACCGAAGGCCTCGCCGTCCCTAACAGCATCGTCGGATAGAACGATACCGAGACGACGCGCCTCACTGGACATGTCCTTGAGACCGGCACTCCCTCCCCGAATCAGCGGCAAAAGCTCTGTCGCACTCTTACCGAAGATTTTCACTGCGGCCTGAGCCTGCAGCGATGGGTCTTTGATTTTTGATATCCGATCGACAAACATATCGAACTGCGCATCCGTGCTTTTCAGCTTGCCGCCGGAATCTCGAATGTTGATGCCCAACCCAGCAAACATTTCCTTAAGTTCTTTCGAGCCCTTGGTCGCGGCGCCGACATTGATGTTCATCTTCTGCAGAGCGCCCGCCAGCACCTCGGACGAGGAACCAGTCAGCTTGGCTGCAAAACCCAACTCCTGGAATCGCTCCCGACTAATGCCGGTCCGCTCGGCAGTATCGCCAATCGCGCCGGTTGCATCTGCGTACCCTTCAACAAACATACCGAGCGCCGCGCCGGTGATTCCCAGCGTGGCACCAAGCCCGAGTAGCTTTGCCGAGCTGGCACCCACTGCGCTACCGACACTACCGACAGCATGCCCGACGTTCTTCAAACTGTTGGTGAAGATGGGCAGGCCAGTCCGATCAATTGCGCGACCGACGCCAGCAGTGAAACCCTGAACCTTGCCCAACATCCCGCGCAGCGGAGCTGTCAGTCGGTCAACCGCACCGATGATGACGCTTAGTCCGTAGCCTTTGTCTGCCACTCCGTCCACTCCTCTGCCCGCTCAAGCCACCAGTTCAAATCGTCGAAGTCCATATCCATGACTTCAGAGGGCTGAACGCCCA